CCATCACCTCTCAGGTCTGCCATGTTTGTAGCGGCTCCTCTTACAACTTTTTGTGTAATATCGTAGTCACCGGAAGTAATATCAGCCGGAATAGCTGTTGTAACTCCAAGTCTTATTTGATTAATACCTGTTTCATGTTCATAGTAATAAGTAACTCCTTCTGTATTACCCACTACATCAAAAGATGTATCTGTATCTGCATCATATTGAGTTGCGTGAGGCAAACCAAACACAGCCGAGTCTTGCCATGTAGTTCTTGTAAATAGTGTGCTATCATTGGTAAACCATATAGGTCGTTTAGCTGTTGAATCTAAATAACTGTACGTTACAGATCTTAAATTAATGTTTGAGTTTTCTGTAGGGTAAAACCATATAACTTCTCCAAACAAATTATTAACACCTGCATATATTAATTGATTTGATGTTGTATTAATATTGTCATAAACATAATCTTCTACTAAACAATCCATAGATTCTAGTTTACCAGTGTATCTAAAGAAACCATTTTCTGACATCCAGTACGCAGCACCGTCAACTTCAACCGCTGCATTCTTACCAATTAATCCACAGTTTGTACCTACTTGTTCAAAAGCAAATGTAAATGGAGTTCCAACAAATCTCATAGTAAATAGTGATGTATCCGTCCAAACATAAATTGCATTTCTACCAAGTTTAGCACCAATGATCCGTGATCCGGCGGCCAGTCTTTGTGTACCAGCACTGTTTTCAGCCGTAGGTGTGTAGTCATTAATATTTTCTTGAGAAGAAAATCTTATAAACATATCATCTTGTGTTGCTTTGTTACCAATAGTTGTTTCTGTTCCAAAAAATACTAAGTGACGATCTGGTGTTGACACTAACATATCACGCGATGCTGTTGGTGCACCTGTTATAATAGTAGCTCTTGTAGAAGTAGCATTTACTGCGTCTGCATCCCATTCAAAACATTCACCATTAAATATTAAAGCAATTAAAGTGCTTCCAAGATTATCTAGTGACCACATACCTGGTTCTGCAACAGAGTCAGTACTAGAAGCCGCTTGTCCCCATCCTGAAAAATTACTAATGTCTGTAACTGTAGCACCACTAGCGTGTGATGCATTAGAACTACCCCTAACATTTCTAGTAATTCCAGTTAAATCATTTCCTAAAACACCTGTGTAAGATATTTCTTCATTATCTACTTTTATAAAATTAGTTCCCGTAGTGGGAAACCCTACAGTAGATGTAAGAGTTATGCTAGTTCCTGTTCCACCTGTACCAGCAGAGTTAGCAGATAATAATCCATTTAAAGTTGTTGTTCTAGGAGATGTAACAGTTCCACCCCATTGAGAAATACCATATCCAAAAACTCCAACTTGTTCTGCGGGACCTACATGATAATATTGAAAAAAAGTAATCCCACCTGAAGTTGTGGCACCCGCTCCACTTTCATTACTAGGCATTGTAATTGTAAGTGTGGTTGTATTAGGTACACTAGCTACCATAAATTTTTTATCACAAAAATCAGAAGCACCAAAATTTGAACCTGTAATAGTGTTAAAAGTACTAGTGTCTCCAAATAATATAATATCTCCTACTTTAAAACTATGAGCTCCAGAAAAAGTTATAGTTACTGTTGGTGATCCATTGGTCGTGCTAAATGCATTTGTAATTGCTGTGCCTGATGGATTAACTAAAGGATGAATATCATAATAAACTCCTCCAGAGTATACATATAAAATTCTGTTAGTTCCTATAACGGCATATTTAATACCTTCTCTACTAACCATGTGATGCAAACCTCTAGCTGCACCTGTTAATTTTGATTCACCTAATTGTGACCAACCACCTATTTTTTCAGGTGTGCCATATCTAAAACGCACATTCGTACCACCTGTCCACTGTGATTCAGCACCGGTAGATGTAACTTGTTTATTGAATCCTGGTAAAAAACCTAGTTTTTGTAACATATAAAATCCTGTTTTTAATGGTTTATATTAAATGTGACGCTATATCAAGATCTGTAATTACAAAATTAACTTTGTCAGAGATGTGTCAGAACCTAATACACCTTTGTAAAAAGTATTAAAAGATAAACTTATTCTAATATTATCTCCTTTTTTAACATCTACTCCATGATTTAATGATGAAGGAAACATAAATAACTCTCCTGTTTTTGTTGGAAAAGTCCATGTTTCAGAATTCCAAAAATTATACTTTTTAATTAAGGGTTTAAGAGTGTGATTAATATTTGAATTATAAAATTTAATATTATCATTATTACAATTAAAATATAATACACCGGATATAATTGAATTAGAATGTAAATGTTTATGATGGTATTGATTTTCTTTTGTATAATTTAACCAGGATTGAGTTATATAAAGTTCAATATTATTTTCAGGGCAGATAATTTTTTCTAAATAATCTTTGCAACAATTTTCTAAAAAAATTTTTATATTTTTAAATTGTTTTTTATCTAAAATATAATTATCTTCTGTATGTATATTGCCTTCATTTTTAATACAATTATTTTGTTGGTCATTAACAAATTGTAATTCTTGTTCTGTAAAATTTCTATTTATATTATTTCTATAAACAGCAATAGGAAACAAATTTTCTACAGAAGATTCTTTCATTTTTTAAAATAACCAGGTACACCAAGTAAAGGTCTTTTATCTAAATAGTTTTCTTTAGCTGTTTTTAAACCAGCGTCATTATAATGTAAAAATACTTGGCAACATTCATTACCTTTAAATCCTTCTCTCCAATGCTCTAGTTCACAACCACGGTATATTAACATGTCTCCTTGGTTAAGATTAATCTCAACACCTGGTTGATCGTATTGACCCGTAGGATCTAAATATATTGGGTAAGGATCTCCACCTAAATTTAATGTAGTAGATATTTCACATGAATATCTATCTTTGTGTCTATCTAAAACATCTCCTTTTTTATAAATTCTTGCATAAGAATAAGTTTCACTTAGTTTTAATTTTGTATGTTTTTCCATAACAGGTTTTACTTCTCTTAATAAAGTTTCCATTGCAATATCTGAATAATGACAATAACTGTTTGGAATTTGTGTGTCATTCCAAACACCAAAGTATTCTGTAAATGGAGAGATATATTTTTTATCAAATAAAAATTTTGAAACAGCTCTTTTATTAGAAAAATATTTGTAAACAAATTCTGCTACTTCAGACGATATTATATTTTTAACTACTAAATAGCCGTTTTTTTTAAAAGACATTTTAATACTCTTTTCTTTTATTGTTAGTTATATCTAAATTATCATAGCCTTGTTGACTACCTAATTTTCCCTCTATAAAAAAACTAGAACCCATAACAATTCTTTCTTTTTCATCATTAATAGAAGACTCATGATGTAATTGCCCTGGAAAAAAAATTATATCACCTTGTTTTAAAATTACTTTATAGGAATGTGAATTGAATACATTATGGTTTTTTACATCATATTTAAAATAATACCCATCCTGTAATATAGATCTGTTTATATTGAATATAAGTTCTGTTTTTTCAGTTTTTACATAATAAACTGAACTAATTAAATGATTAGGATGTGTATGTGAAGGATGTTTTGTTTTTCCATTTTGAATAGTTGACCAACTTTGACAAAAAGAAAAACTATTATTAACTTCTAGTATATTAGAAACATAATCATCTAAACTTTCTTTAATAAAATTTTTTAATCTTTTTAATTGCTGGAATTCTAACACATCTTCATTTTTAGATAGTTTTAAATTATTTATATCTACATGATTATTGTATTCTATATTTTTAATAAAATTTAATTCATCATCGTTTACATAAAAACCCTTTTGAATAACAAATATAGGGTAACCTGCAAAAGGTATTATAAATTTATTTTTATTTGAATTCATATCCTAAACACCATATAACTAAACTCTTTCTAACTCCCTCTTTAACGGGATTTACTTTATGCCATAAAAATGATGGAAACACAACTAAAGATCCTTTAGGTAGTATTTCTTTACATTTTAAAAAATTTTTTTTACTAGGGTGTTTATTTCTTAAATCAAATTCTAATTCTCCACCTTTGTAGTCTTTAGAATCAGATAAAGAAACTGTCACTGATAATTTTCTAATTTTACCATGATATCCAATATTAACATCTTTACCTTTTCCATAAGGTTTAGGCCAGCTATCGCAATGCCAATCATAATATTGATCTTTTTTATAAGTAGTAATTTGACAAGGTTCACAATAATCCCATTGAAAATTCCAATCAGCTTTTTTATTTGCTTCGTGTATATAAGGTTGTATCTCTTTATAAATCCATTGATCACTTGTCCAAACTATATCTGAATTTCTTTTTTTTAAATTAAATTCTGCACCAGAATTATCCTGGTCTATGCCGGCTTTTTCACTTTTCATTTGATTACCATATTTTACAATATCATCACAAATACGTTCAGGGATAACTGATTTAAAATAATAGTAAGAATTTATTAAATTCATAATTTTTAATTCCAAGTAATTTTAACATTTTTTATTCTGTACCAACAAGGAATAGTATATCTTTCTCCCTCTGTTATAGTATTTACACCATGTATTATTTGATTTCCTTCAAAGCTTATTAATTTATTCTTTTCCGGTTTAATAATTTTATCACCAACCATTGTTTCTCCACCACTAAAATTATCATTTAAATATAATATACTGGTATAAGGATGAAATGAAAAATCTTTGTGTTTATCTTGAAATTCATTTTTTGGCCATTTAACTATTTCAAAATAATTAATTTCATAATTTTTATTTATACTTTCAATATGTTTATTTAAAATAAAATAAACATCGTCAATTAAAGAGTTTTTAGGCATTTTCATAAATTGAAGCACCTCTGTTTCCCTATGTTTTTTACTATAAGAATTATCTAAATTAAAATTTTCTTTATGAAAATTAATTAAAGAATTTGATTCTTTATCAGAGATAAAGTTATGTATTTCTTTCATTATACCACACTAAATAAATATGTTTATTCTGGGGGTCTATATCCTGTCAATGCTGTTGCTTCTTCTTGTGAAAGTCCTAAATCTAATAATTTTTGATTACCTGTTGCTTTAGATGCTTCTCTAGCTTCTTTTGCTGCAATTTGTTCAGCAGTTGGTGATAAAGTATCTATAAAATTTGTACCATCATATTCAAAACCAATTTTAACTGTGTCATCACAGTCCATCCAAGTACATGAAGAATGAACTGGAAAATCATTTTCTTGAACGTCTATTACTTTATTTTCAGAATCTAATAATGCTCTCATTATGCGTACTCCTCTACTACAACTATTCCAGCACCACCGGAACCACCACCTCTAGTTGTCGGTGGTTGATTAGAGGATGTTCCTCCTCCGCCACCGCCATTTGAACCGTCTTGACCAGTATTTCCCATTACTCCTGCACC